AACCTTCAAGCATCATGGCTTTCTCCTCTCATTTCTGCAAGCATCCGTTCTGCAATCGGTCTATCTTTTGGATGCGTGTCATTTGCAGTCGCCATTCTCCGTAAAGCGTCCATGATAGTCAATCCTTCTATTGGAGAACAAACTAAAGTTATATTATGTATTTTATTTGTCTCTGGAGTTTTTATAAATGTAACTTTCATCTATTTTACCTTTCTTTTTTATTATTTATTTTTTTACCTTTTTCTATATTAATTATAACCGTTTTTTAAAAAGAAATCAAATTTTGGCAAAGAAATTAATTTAATATCTTGAAAATTTGACTTATGCGGCGGCCTGTGCTATACTTATATATAGGAGGAAATTTAGATGAATAGGCTTAAACTTAATTTTAGTTTAGAATCTGCAAAAGAAAGAGTAGATTTTGTTAATGAATATATAAAACAGTTTACCGATTTAACGCCAAGTGAGGCTTTAACAATTGAAGAATATATATTATGGGGTAAAGATGAAAATGGAGTTGCCGTCGGAGCTGGAATGGGATTAGAAACCAGATGGAGTAAACCAAAAGAAGCTGAATCGCTTGATGCGGTTTTAGAAAATCCAGCTTTAGCTAATGCTCAATTATATTCATTAAATGACGCGGTTGTTTTAAAGAAAACCAGAGATGTCTTTAGTAGAAAAGAAGCCAGAGAAAAAGCACCTGACTTTTTGGTTAATACTTTTGAAAAATTATGGCAAACAATAGATGAGTTAGAATTAGAAATTAATTTTTATGAAGAGAGGATTGGAAAAAGAAAAAATCCTCCAAGAAAAGAACTGGTTGAGCGTTTTAGTGAAGAAGACGTAGAAAAAATTTATAATCGAAGTCAAAAACTTAATCAGTATAAATATTTAAAGTTGCGGCACAGACTTAAAGAATTAAGAACAGAGCAATTTACAATTAGGGATTCATATAAACCAACTTTTAATATTACTCAATCTATTTATATACCAAAAGACAAAAGCTTTGTTTTTGATTATGATTTAGAGATATTGCCGCTGGGCGTAAAAGAAGGTCAAATTGGAGATTTAATTTTTGACTTAAATTTTGACCCTGCCGCCCTAACCGAAGAACAACTATGGGCAATTAGTGATTTAATTTGGGAAAAGAAAGAAATTGATAAAGATGTTAAAATTTTTGACTTTAGAGATTTAGAAATGGTTTATCAGCTTTATCTTTTTAAAGAAGATTTAGATGATAGAGTTGAACAAATTCAGTATGACCATATAGTAGAGAATAATTTAGATAAGCTGTTAGATACTTTAACTTTTTATGAAAAAATAGCCGATTTATCAGATATACAAAGAGAAATTTTATTTTTAAAAGAAAAGAAAAAGAAAAATACGGATATAGCCGATTATATAAATAAAAAATATAAAAAAAGTTATACTGCTAATTATATTAGCACAATTTTTAAACAAAAAATTATTGTTAGAATAAATGAAGCTGTAAAATTACATCAAGATACAATTGAAAATTGTTTCTTTGAAGAGAACTTCAAAAAATGTAATAGCTGCGGCAGAATTTTACTGTTAGATGGGAGAAACTGGGTTAAAAAAACCAGAAGCAAAGATGGCTTTCAAAATAGATGTAAAAGATGCGAACATGAAGCCAGAAAAAAGAAAAAGGAGATAAAATGAGAAAAGGAAAGAATAGCCCAGAAAGACTTTTAGAAGAGATTGTTAAATTAGACTCTGTACAATTTTTAGGGGTTTGTAAAATTTTAGGGATTAATGTTTATATAGATGAAGATAAAGAAAAACCAAAAAGTTTCTATGATTTATGGCAAGAACTTTGTGACACTGTCGGCGCTTTAAATAGAGTGCGGCGACGCAATCTTGGTTCTATTATTTACGCAGCCACTAAAAAAGAAAAAGAGAAGGAGAAAGAATAATGGCAATAAATCCACATTTTGATATAGATTTTTCATCGAAGAAGTGTGTGCGTTGCGGTCAAATGAAAGATTCTTTTTCTTTTTTGAGGAGTAAATCATTTATGTATCCGACGGGCTATGTAGATGTTTGCGTTGATTGTCTCGGGGGATATTTAGAGGAGAATAATTTTAATTGGAATACTATGGATAAGATTTGTCAATATTTAGATATTCCTTTTGAAATTAATAGATATGCAGAGTTGATGAAAACGAACTCTGCGGCCGACCTATTAAAAGCTTATAACTTAATTTATTTTACTGAAGAATATGAGGGTATTGATTGGACTTCCTATCAAGAAGCTTATAAGGAATTAGATGCAGCTGGGGCACTTGATGAAGTCGTTCCTGGATTAGCCGATGAAAAACGTCATAAACTTCAAGAAAAATGGGGTTTTAATTATGATGATGAAGCTTTGAACTATTTAGAGAATTTATATGATGGTCTTTTATTAACTCAAAACATTAATGGAGCTTTACAGGGCGACCAAGCTTTAAAAATTTGTAAAATTTCTTATGAGATTGATTGCAGGATTAGAGAGGGAGCTGATTTTGATAAGTTACTTGCCAGTTATGATAAATTAGTTAAAACCGGTGAATTTACTCCTAAAAATGTAAAAAATGCAAGCGATTTTGAGTCTATGGGAGAATTATGCAGATGGCTTGAAAAAAGAGGTTTTGTTAATAGATTCTATGACGGTGAAACAAGAGATGTAGTTGATGAAACTATTAAAAATATACAAAGTTGGAACCAACGCTTATACACCAATGAAAGCGGAATTGGTGATGAAATTAGTCAACGTATACAAGCTTTGAAGACTGCGGCAGAACTTGAAAATTATTATGACTTAAATCAGAATAACACAGATTTTGATGACTATGAAAATGAAGGTTTTGAAGAGCTGTTTAAAGACGATAAATTTAATGCAGATTTGGATAAAGGAGGCGATTAATTGCAAGAGAAAAGAAAAAAAATTATTTTATCTCACAAACAAGAACTTGTAAATAATGCCGATTTTGTTGAGCGAGCTGAACGTGAGGGTATAGAATTAGAAAAGGGTGCGGTTATCACCAACGAATATTTAGAAAGAAATTTTGACGAATTATGTAAGTGGGTTAATCTGTTTACTGCATATCCCGATTATTATTTAGATATAATTCGCCCCGCTGATTCTGAATTTAGTCTTTTCTTTTATCAAAGATTTGCATTGCGGGTACTCATGCGATTTAAAGATATTTTTATTACAGCTCCTCGTGCTTTTTCAAAATCTTTTATTACAATCCTAGCTTTTTTCTTACAATGTATATTTATTCCGGGCCGCAAAGTATTTATTTGTGCTAATACTAAACAACAGGCGGCTCAAATTACAAAAGAAAAAATTTATGAGATATACGACCATTGGCCTTTACTAAAAAAAGAAGTAATTGGATGGGAGTTAAACGATTATCCCGGTAACTTTGGTAAAGACTATGTAACAATTAAGTTTCGTAATGGGTCAGTTCTAGACGTAGTGCTCGCCGGAGATGCAGCTCGTGGCGGAAGGCGCCACGGCGGCATGATTGATGAAATTAGAGATGGAGACGAAGAAGCGATTAACTCGGTAGTTTTACCTTTAGTTAACGTAGCTCGTCGTTTACCTAATAATACGGTAAATGATAAAGAACCAAATCAGCAAATTGTTGCTACAACAAGTGCTGGGTCAAAGACTTCTTTTTCTTATGAAAGATTAATAGATACTTTTGAAAATGCAATTATTGACCCAGACCATTCTTTTATGTTCGGATGCGATTGGCGATTGCCGGCGATGCATGGACTTATTGATAAGCAATATATCAATAAATTAAAAATGAGTCCATCATATAATGCGGAGTCTTTTGCTACTGAGTATCTTAGTTTATGGCAAGGTTCAAGTGAAGATGCTTGGTTCTCTTATGAAAAACTTTCAAAATATAGAAAAATAAAGAATCCAGAAACGCACGCAATTAATAGACCCGAATCTGAACAATTCTACTTAATATCAGTGGACGTAGGTAGAATTTCCGACCAAACTGCGGTTTGTGTATTTAGAGTTAATGTGGTGAAAGGAAAGTTTTATTCTACTTTAGTAAATTTAATTATTTTAGGTAGAACGCCCCAAACTAAACCTTTTACCATTCAAGCTGTTGATTTAAAAAGAATTATTAAAAATTTTAATCCAAGAGAAGTAGTAATTGATACTAATGGCTTGGGTGTTGGTTTAGCTGATGAAATGATTAAGCCGCAATATGATGAAATGGGAAATCTTTTTCCTGCATATGGTTTTATCAATGATGATAATTATAAAATAATTCAGCCGAAAGATGCCCCTAAAATTCTTTATGGAATCAAAGCTAATGGACCACTTAATTCTAAAATTCATGGAAATTGTTATTCACGATTAACTAGTGGATTAGTCCGCTTTTTAATAAAAGAGCAAGAAGCAAAAAGTGCTTTGCTCTCAACTAAAAAAGGTCAAAAAATGACCGTTGAACAACGTGTGGTTAGGTTGATGCCACATGAGATGACAACAAAACTATTTGAAGAAATGGCTAATTTACGATTAAAGCGTACTGGCGCAAGCTTGGATATAGTTCTTGAAAGAATTAATTCTCGTTTTCCAAAAGATAAGTATTCTAGCTTTTCTTATGGATTATGGAGAATTAAAGAACTTGAAGAGAATTACTATAAGTCAAGTCATCGTAGACGTATGTCTAATCGTCAATTGGTATTCTTCTCAGGAGGAAGGTAATGGATGAACAAAAAAACGCATTAGCAACTTTTACAAGAGTAATCACTGATATGGTTGCTAAGAATGAATCATCCTACAATTCGACACGTTGGGGTAAAAATAGATATGAAAGAGTTAAAACTTATAGTCTAGAGGAAATAGAAAAGATCATTGATTCTGGTTCCGTTGAGGCACAAATTGCTCTTTCTCGTAACTATTTTTTAAAGGGAGGCTTTTATCAGAGATTATTACTGCATTATGCTACTATATTGAAATATACTGGTTTACTAATTCCTAATCCAAATTTTGGTAAAGATCTCTCCGAACAGTATATTACAAAAAAGTATAATAATGCAATTA